TAGGTCTTCGTCTCCTCCTCGTAGGTGCAGGAGACGATCACGCGGTTAACGCCGAGATACTGCGGCTTGTTCGCCGAATACTCGCAGACGAGGACGGTGTGGTCCGTCTCGTCGATAGACACGTCACAGCGACCGGCCTTGGCCCGCTGCGCGTCGGAGAAGATGCTCGCCCTGATGTTGGTCAGCGTGGTCCAGTCTACGGCCACGCCTCCGTCCTTCAGCTTGAGCCTCACGGTCAGGTCTGAACTGACCCGGATGTTGGGAAGTGTACTTGTGCTCATTTTAAACCTATAAGTTTAGTCCCCAATGGACGTTATTGTCTCGGAAAGGACCGTCAGCGTAGCAACAGGCAACGTGACGGCCTTGAAGTCTATCTCCGCATTCCTCAGGTCCCAGTCGTAGGTCTCCATGATCGCCCAGACGCCGTGGGACTTGATGAAGACGGGCTGGAAAGACCGGGAGGAAGGGAAGTCAATCTTGCCGGTGATCTGAATCCGTGGAGCCGCGTAGGTCTTCGCATAGTTCAGCGCCATCAAGGACAGGAAGTCGAGCTGGCTGTTGTCTGCGTCGTCAAAGGACGTGACAATGTGAATGCCCGTATATCCCTGCCCGGAGAGCTCAGTATAGAAGACACCCCGGAGGAAATCTATCTCGAGCAGATTAGACGCCATTTCCCGTCCACCGGAAATCTCGACAGAGCCAGCCTTTCCTCTTGCCCCGTTATCTATCGTTATCGTATCCTGGAACCCCCTCTCATCGGAAGGAAACACTTCAACGCTATATACGTCTACGTGTATGCCTTTAATGTTTAGCGAGAACCATCCGACGCTATTGTCCTCAAGCGCGGGAAATTCAGCAGAGACTTCCTGGCAAAGGTTAATGTCGTGATTAGGATTCATCGTCCTGATTTCCAGCTCGTCTCCATCAGCGCCGTATGATGTGGACCATCCGCGGCCAGGGCTATAATAGTAAACTTGCTGTGTGGTTAGATTCGTCCACGCGGCAAGGATTTTCACTTTCGGATCAACGCCAACTATACTGCTCTCATAGGCGACGTAATTATTGGCTTTAACAACAACCCTGAAGGACTTCGTGAACTTGTTAAGAACGACAGAGGCCGCTAAAACCCCATAAGATTGTTCATATACATAGGACGATGTCCCAAGGTGATAGTATTTATAAGTGGAGTCAAATGTTGCATAATTCGACGTAGTCCATCCGTCCTCCTTCACTTCAGGAAATCCGTTTTTTGTATGCCATTTAGAAATGACGGTGACGGATTTCTTTGCCGGAACCACGCTTCTGGTGAGGTACCCCACCGGCCACATCTGCGCCACCCCTCTCTGTCCGACAACGGCGGTCATCTCGTCGAAGGTCTGGTTGTAGGGAGTGTTTATTCCCCTGGAGTCGCAGTTGATCATGGACACATCCCCGTTCGACTGCACAGTTACATCGGACTCCCTGATAAGGGCCCAGTCATCCCTCCACTGGGTGAGGACGCAGTGGAACGTGTTCAACAGTTCCTCCAGAGCTTCGTAGCAGCTCTTGCCTTCCATGTAGTCCAGGTCGATAAAGGTCTCGTCCAAGAAGTTGGCCGTGGTATCGCCGTGCTCGTGAATGGAAAAGATGCAATTCAAGTCCAGGGACAGCCCGGTCTTCGCCAGAAGCCCCTGAATCTGCTCACGCACTCTTCGGGCCGCGCCGTAGGGAACGTAATCGTATTCCTTGAGCACCCCGATGCCGTCCGTGGCGGTGACCCTCACGTCGTAAGGCGGGGCGATGTCCGGCTCGCTGTAGAGCTCCGTGGCGACGAAGCCCTGCCAGATGACGGCGGTTTCACGATAGATCACTATCTTGTACTCCTGCGGGTCGCTGGTATAGAGGAAGGCGTACTCCCCGTCCACCAGGCACTCCAGCGTGAGGTCGCAGCTCGTGCACCGGAAGGGACCGCTCTGCTGCATACGGAGGACCGGAGAGCCGCCCATGGCGCGCCAGGTGACGCTCCCTGTGTAGTCCTTCTCCAGCAAACGGACCTCGAAGGTCACGCCGTGGATGTCCTCGAACTTGAACTTATATTTAGCTCCGTATGCCATCAGCCTCCGGTGTAATAGTTCTTCTTGTTGGTGTTGTTGATGACGGCAATCAGCTGGTCACCGTTCGCCTGCAGGGTGCCGGACACCTGTACGTTCACATCCCGGGTCTCGTAGCCGCCTCCGCTGCTGGAGTAGTTGCCGCTGCCGGCGACGCTCGCACTCGCCGAGTAGTTACCTCCGGCGATGTTGGACAGGCCGGTCTTCACGGCGGCGCCCAGTGCTACGAGGGCAGCACCGGCCGCGATTGCCACGTAACCGTTAAGGGACTCGAGGGCCTTCTTGATACCGAGCGTCGCCACACCGGTAGCGATCGCCATCTTACCGACCGAGATGGCCATGTCTCCGAAGGCAGAGAGGGCGCTGCTGGCAAAGTTCGCCCAGGCGTCCCCGCCGGTGACGAGGTCGCCGATGAGGGAACCGATGGACTCGGACACGTTCGCCGCACTCATCTCGATCAGGGAGGCGAGCTCCTCGGAGATGTCGACGGCCTCCTTCGGGTCAATCTTGGGATGAAGCAGGATGCTCATCTCCGGACCGGCCACCTGATTCGGCGTCTGGATGGTGGGCCCACCGCTGATCGTGAGCGAGGCAAGCTGCACGGCCCGCGCCGCCATCACCTCCTGCTCCTTCCTCAGCGCCTCGGCGGCCTTGCGCCGTTCCGCCGCCTCAGCGGCCACGGCTGCGTTTATGGATTTCTGGTCCCTGTTCAGGGACTTGATCATCGTCTCCTTCTGACGGAGGACGTCGGCCGTCTGCTTCTGCAGCTGGTACATCTTGTCCTCCTCCTGGACGGAAGAGTTCGTGAGGCCGACCATCTGCGTCTGGAGGTCGGACATCTGCTTCCGGATATTGTACTCCTCGTTGTACCGCTGGTTGATGAGGTTCGTCGCCTGGGCGATGGCGTTGGTCTGCGCGGCAAGGCCGGCGGTGTCGTCCTTCGCTATGCGGCGGTACTCCGCGATCTGCGCCTCGGTCTCGGCCCACTCGACGCTCTTGGCGGCCAGCTGCCGCGTGAGGCTGAACATCTGCCCGGCGATCTGCTCCGCCTGGCTGGCCTTCGCCTCGGCGGCGCCACGCTGCTCGCGGTTCCCGAACACGGAGCCCCATACCGGACCGAGAAGGCCCTGGCCGACGCTCATGTTGCCGTTCATGGCGTTGACGAAGTCCTGCTTGAAGTTCGCCCAGATCCTCGAGCTGGTCTTCTTCCAATTCGCCTCGAACTGGGCGACGCTCTGGCCGGTCGTCGTATTGAAGTCGTGAAGGGCCTGCGTATAGGTGGCCACGTAGGCCGCCGTCTGCATCTCGATGTTCGCACCGGCGACCGTGTTCTTGAAGGCCTCAGCCTCGGAGTTGAGCAGCTTGAAAGCAGTGACCGCGGCACCTATCCCGAGGCCGGCTATGGCGACCTTCGTGGCATCGAGATTCTGGAGGATCTTACCGAAGGCGGCATCGGACTCCCGCCCCGTCTCGGTCAGTTTCCGGCCCCATTCCTTCGTGGCGTTCGACAGCTGATTGAGCTTGTCAAGGTCCACGCCGAAAGCATCACCGATGCTCGACGCCACCTCGTTGCTGGTCTTCCCGAAGTCCTTCAGCTCCTTCCGCGCCTGCTTGGCGCCCCGGGAGAGGTCTCGGGTATCAGCCTCGAATACTGTCTTAAGGTTTTGGGTTGCCGACATGTCTTATCTTTGTCAAAAATTCGTTAATCTTTTCCTGGCGTTCCTGGTCGCTCATACCGGAAAGCCTCTTCGCCACGTCGACCGCTACGTCCTCGTCAGGCTCGTCCCAGGGCATCGGCCAGAACTTCCTCGCGTCAGTCACCCGGTCCTTCTTCGCCACGAACAGGTTGAACACCCGGATGCACAGCCCCCTGACGAGATTGCCCATGTGAATACGGCCGCCCTCCGCTTCCTTCCGGAAAGCATCCATCGCCTCGAAAAACTCTCCCATCCTCATCGAATAGAAGTCCTCCCGGGACATGTGGAGCAATCCGAAGGCCCAACCCCGGACCTGTCCGATGGTCGGATAGGCGACTTCTACTGGGCCTCTTCTTTTTTTGGCTTCTCCTCCGGCAGCTCGGGGGCGGACTGGGAGAGGTAGATGCGGACGAACTCGTTCACGACCTTCGTGGCCTCGACGGGGCGCAGGTCGTCGAGAAGGTCCGCAGTAACCCTCCGGTCCCTCCCGGCCTTCCGCTCTCCCTCGTTGATGCAGGCGGCCATCAGGCCACCGATGACGGAGGGAGAGAGGGTGATCACGTCGGAGACCGCCTCGAGCGAATCCTTACCGACGGACCTGAGGTACTCGGTGATAGCTCTCCAGTTGGCCTCAACGGCCCACTCGCTTCCATTGATGACGATCGTGTCCATACTACGGGGTGGTCGTTACTTTGGTGAGGTTGCGGCTGCGGATCTGGAGGGAGTAGGTGCTGTCCTCGTCCGGATCGGCGGGCGTGTTCTCGGTGTAGCCGGCGATGATGCCGGAGCCGGAGTAGTTCACGCCGTTACCCCGCTCGTACACGATGGAGACGGGGGTCTTCGCCATAGCCAGGGCGAAGATGGCGTCATTGTTCAGGCGGCTGGCCGTGCTGTCCGTCACGTCGAAGATACCGTTGACGGTAAAGTTGAAGACGTGACCGGTCACGCGCTTGTTCTTCACACCGTTGTCATCCTTCGAGATGGACTCCTTGGTGTTGGGCTCCACCGACAACTCGTCGGAAGTGACGCCGACGAAGGTCTTGCTGCTGGTGGTCAGGTATACGTTGAAACCTCCTTGTCTTGCCATAGCTCAGTGTAAATTAGTCGGCTTCTTCGAGGTCCTCGCTCTCGATGGTGAGGCTGTAGGTCGGGTCCTCCTCGGGGTCTGCCGGGTTAGTCTCAGTGTAGCCGGTGATGATGCCGGTGCCGGTGTACGCGGTGCCGTCACCGCGGATGTAGTCGATGTCCACCACGGCGGCGTCGCCGGTCTTGGTGGCCAGTTCGAGGATGTCGTCATTGTCCAGCATGGTGGAGTCGCCGCCGGTCATGTCGATGAGTCCGGCGACATTGAACGTAACCGTGTTGCTGACGACAGCCTCCTGCTTGACGCCCGCATCCTCCTTCGTGATGGATTCCTTCGTGTTGGGGGAGACGGACACCTCGTCGGAAGTCACGCCGATCAGGTACTTGTTGTTGACCTTGACTCGGATGTTATAACCTTCTGTCATGATGCTGTAGTTCTAAATTGGGTTATGCGATATTGGTATCCGACCGACCAAGTCTCCTGAAGACATTCCTTCTTGAGCTGCGAGACCTGGCGGACCGTGTAGCCGCCGGAAGCGAAATTCGCAAGGATCAACTCGTCGATGGAGGAAGCGAGATTCTCAGCCTCGACGTGGTCCTTCGAATAGCCCCGGACCGAAACGTCCGCGACAATCTTGTAGACCCCGTCCTTGTCATAGTAGGGAGTATAATCGGCTTCGTACACCGCATAAGGATAGCTCTCACTCTCAGCCTCGGAAAGGAAGAGAGTGATGGGCGTCTGCTGACTCGAGCAGAGCGACTTCAACGTAGAACCGATGTTCTCCTTCATATCACTTCAGTAAGTCATTCTCGCGCTTTTTCAAAGCAGCGACGAAATTTTCATAAATCATTTGCTCCCATCCGCGGATGGCGTCGTCGAAGAAGTTCTTGTGGCCCTGGCCGACATTGTTCCGGCGCCGGCGGTTTCCCTTCTTAATCGGAAAAACGAACTCGTGACCGGGGTCACGGTGCTGCAAGGTTCCGTAGTTCTGCCAATAGGCCTTGAACCAATCATTGACCTCCTTGTCGGACTGCTTCTTCCGCTTGAAGGCGCCGATGATGACCGTGGAATTACCGTTCAGTCTCCGCTCGGCCTTAACGACCTTCACCTTGATCAGCCGGCGGAACTCCTTCGGCATTCCGGACCGGACCTTCTTCGCCACCGGCTGCGCCGCCTCCTTCATCGCCGCCTCGGTAATCCTCAGCGCGTTCTGCGGCATCCGGTCGAGCTCCTTCAGGCATTCGTCCAGCCCCTCTATGCGGATGGCGGTCGGCATGTCAGTCAACGGACTGAAGGGAGACCACGCAGACGGGAGAAACGCGGGAGATGCTATCGATGGAAAGGACCTCGTAACGCTTGCCGGAGATCTCGACCTGCCAGGCGGTGTTCATCCCTCGGACCTTGTAGATAGTCAGAGACACGTTGTCCCGGCCGTCATAGTTGTCGAAGTCGAGCTGGTCGGAGACCTCGCTGTCCACCTTTGCGTATACGCTCGAATGGACGGTGTAGGTGGATTTCTTCTCGCCTTCCGTCCCGAGGCTCACCTGCGGCGCATACAGCGTCACAAGCGTATCCATCTGGCCGATGTTAAACTTGTTCTCCATCGTCCAGCCCCCAACTCCGGTAAGGACGGAGCAGGTTCTGCGACGCCTTCGTCAGGGTCTCCACGTGGTCCGTCGGATTGTTGAACAGGGAAGCCGCGTCCATCAGGATGGCCGACTTCATGTCGAAGGGGATGCACTCATAGCCGGCGATGTATCTCACCGTCATCTGGCTGCCCGTCCCGTTGACCTGAAGGACCTTCCCGTTGAGCACGTAGTCGGTGGAGGCCACCCCGTCAACCTCAAGGCCCACCATCTGGGTATTGGGGACCTTGAGGGTGAGGGTGGTGGTGAAAGGCACCGTCTCGATGAACTCGGACCGGAGGATCACCTTGCCGATATGATGCTCCGCATGCTGGACGGCGGCCATCATTTTCTGATAGAGCTCGGCATCCAGGTCATCGGACGTCATGCGGATATGCCGCTTGAACTCCTGAAGGAGTCCATTGGCACTCATATCGACAGGGTTTCTCTCGGTCATGGCTCAGGCGATTAGGTGGTGGTGATGTCGACGATCTTGCAGAAGGCCTCCGGACGACGCACGAGGACGTCGTGGTAAGCGGCGGCGCTGATCTCCAGGACGCCCTTGTCCTTCGCGGTGTACGGATCCAGGATGAACTGGAGACCGCCCCAACCACCGACGAAGACCTCGCTCCAGGCACCGAAGATGGCGGCAGAGCAAGCCGTGGTGGTCGAGCCCTTGGTCAGGTTGCTCGGGATGGCGTTGGACATGAAGAACGGATAGCCGTTCACCTTGCCGTCGTTGATGAGGTACACCGGGTAGCCGGCGATCTGCGGGATGGTCTTGAGCTTGCCCTGGACCTTCGCGTTGGACACGTAGGCCAGCTTGTCGAGCAGGCCGTTGTCGATGGCGACCTCGGTCTCCATCTGGACGAGCAGCGCGTAGGTGATGGGGCCACCGTTAGTGCCGATGGCGATGCTGTTGGTGTTGGCCGCGGCAAGGACGCCAGTAGGCTGACCGCTGGAGCCGGAGCCGTTGAAGATCGCGGCGTCGAGAGCGGAGGCGTGGGCCTGGGTGAGGTCGCTCATGATGAGGCGGTCGACGGCCAGGCTGGACTGATGCAACAGGTCGTAGGTCACGCCCTGAATCACCTGCAGACGCTTCGGGGACATGGTCACCTTAGCGTAAGCGGGCTTGCCCTTGGAGGCCTGGGCCTCCTCAGCATACCACGCGGCGGTGGCACCACCGGCCTTGACGAAGGCCACATTGCCGACGAGACCGTCCAGATAGCGGACGCCCAGCTTAGTGCCGAGCATCGCGTTCCGGAGGGCGTCGACATAAGTGAGGCGGGTCTGCTCGATGAACGCCTGACCGTAAGCGGACTCGGAAGCGTTGGTGTAGTCGTAGCGGACGTCACGGAGCAGGAAGGACGGGAGGAACACGCCCTCGGCTGCGCCGGGCATGCTGCGCTGGAACTCGTCCTTACCTTCCTTGGCCATGTCGGCCTCGATGCCGTCGAGGTTGCCGGCGACGGCCTGACGGAGGAACTTGGAGATGGAGAAGCTCTTCAGCTCTTCCTTCTCCTTCGGATTGAGGACGCGCTGGTTGGCGAGAGCCTTGCGGGCGGCCTCCTCGATCTGGGCCTCCTGGAGCTCATGGGTGAGCCGGTCGGCCTCTTCTGCCAGAGTCTTACGCTGCGCGGCATCCTGGCAGGCTTCGAGCTCACGCAGTTTAGCGTCGAGCTCGGCGGAGATTTCTTGCGAATTTCTCATGGTTAGATGTTGTTTTTTGCCAAAAGGGCGCGGGCCCTGGCGGTTATTGATGTATAGTCAGGTTCCGGCTCGTGGACGTCGTCGCCCTCGGTGTCCGGCTTTCTGATTTCTTTCTCTTCCTCCACGTCCCAGCCCTTGCGCTCCTCCTCGAGGGCGCGCTTCAGGGCGTTCGCGTTGGAGGGGATGTTGACGACGGAGACCTCGAGGAGCTCCATGCCGCCGTAGTAGTAGACCTTCGGATCCTCGCCGCGCTCCTCGTCGCCCATGTGGCCCTTCGCGGTGGCGCGGAAGCCCACGGACACGGCGTGGAGGCTGCCGAACTGGAGCTTGCGGAAAATCTTGTCCGCCCGCTCGTTCAGATCCTTCGGCTCGAAAGTGATGCGGACGATGAGCTTGTCGTCCTCGACGAAGGCCACGCCCTTGCCGATGACATCGTCCGGATCCGCGGACTTCGTCCAAGAATCACCGTACACGTCGTGCATGTAGCCGACGATGCCGTTGTTCTCGTAGCGCTTCAGGTCCCACTTGTCAACGGGGAGGACAGTCCCGTAGGAATCGACGCTGCTGTCCGAGGCCACGAACTCGACGGTCCGCTTCTCCTCGTCGACCTTCCGGAACACCGGCGCGTCGTTGAATCTCCTGATGATCTTGATCTCGTCCATAACTCTTCGGATTAAGTGGTGGCGTCAGAGTCACCGGTCGTGCTGGCCTCGATGGCCGGACCGTACTGATATGCGCCGTCAAACTTGACGTACAGCTTAACGCTGTAGG